GTGCAAGTTCAGTAGGTAATTTTTATGCCCCATATCCAGCTCCAACTGGTATAAGCGTTCAATCTCAAAATATACAATTTAATGGAGTGGATATTGCATTTAATAATTATACAACTAACTTTGTACCAATTCCTGCATCTTCAACTTTAAACACAGACCAAGGCACATTTCCAGCTGTAATTTTTAATGATTCTCTGGGTGGAGATAGTTTAACAGTTATGGGATTATCTCCTTCTACGACATATACAAATTGCTATTTAGTTTTAATAAATGGAACTAAGCGTAGTGATAGAAGTGCAACATTTACTTTTACAACACCTTCCTCCCCACCACCGCCAACAAATGTGGTCCAAAATTTCAGTGTAATCGGTTTCGGCTTAGCATTAATTGATTTTGATTTCTATTCATATTTCCAGTCACCACAGTTTGTTACATTAACTATTCCAACGCAAGGAACATACACTCCATCCATATATACAGATAGTAATCCAACAAGTACTGCAAACTTTAATAGCCTTCCTTCAGGAACTTGGAATAATTGTACATTAACGTTAGCCTGGGGTGGTATAGATGGAAATTTGGTAACAACTCCTGTTAGCAATACATTTACTTTAAATGTTTCATAGAATACTTTTAAATATTTATTTAAACACCAAGGGAATAAATAGTTTCATCTTGTGACACTTTTTGTTTCCATTTGTATTGAGCAAAAACAGGTTTATGGAGTTGGTCTTTAGGAACAGCATTGTGCACATCGTGTGCAATCCTGATATACAACTCAAATCCCTCATATTTCTCATCTCCATCTTTATCCTCAAACACAGTCTGTCCACTCTTATCAACTGTCCAGCTCCATAATAAATTAAATAAAGGTGAGGTCGTCTCAAATACTTTCCAGTTGTCCTCTTGACTGATAATTGATACCCCCTTACCCTTCTTCTTTGGGGGTTTCTCTTCATATAATCCATCAATTAAACTGATTGCAAGCCGACATAAATCAAAAGATGGATTTGGAGGATTTTTTGGTTTAGTATGGTCAAAGAATGGTCCAAAATTATATTGGTCGCCTGCTTCTTGGTCGGGCCAGTGGTCATCCGATACCCAGAGATGTTTGCCTAAACGGAAAATCGAGCGACCAAAATCAATAATACTAAAAATCTTTCCATATGTTGGCACTCTCCAAATAGTCCCATCCTTTGTCCTATAATATAAGAACTTCTTATCTGTCTTTCTCCAAAGGATATTATTTGAATGCAAGTCATTGTGTGTAAAGCAGACTGCACTTTGTAGGAATGTTAGTGCTGAAATGATTTGGAATAACCAGGCAATCCATCTTGCTTCCCATCCCTGTGAACCCTTATCGTGTCCATCAATTTCATCTTCATCAAGAAGAGTATCCATCACACCATCTTGAGCTTCTTGATAGATAAGAACAACAGGCATATTTGGGATTTCTAAGCAAATATCAATATCTAATTCAACAGAGCTATCATCATCATCGTCATCATCTTCATCTGATTCATCAGTAGAGTCTTCAGTGAGGTCAGATTCAGATTCTGAGTCAGACTTTTTAAGAGAAGAGCGCTTAGTAACTTGTTTATTAATTTCAAAAATATCTTTAACATTTTGTGCATCTTCTTCAATATTGTCAAAAGTAAATGACTTGACAGACTCTACATCAGTTGAATCTATATTTTCAGTTGCAATAGGCTCAAGTACAATTTCTCCTTCAGCTGTTTCTTCTTCAAAGGGGCAAGTTACAATTTCTTTGTAGATGTCTTCAAAATTGGGAATATCTTCGATGTCGGCATCGCCGCGGACAACAGTCAGACGGGCACTATGAGACTTCATACCATTCCAGAACCAGCGACATTGTCTGTAGGTGTCATATTCTTGAGAAATGTTAAACTGATATTTCTTGCAAATACCAGTTGCTGCCCCATAGTAAAGTATACAATGCGGTGTGAGATTTAATTCTCTAAAACGACTAAGTACAAAGTTGGCAACAGCATCAACATATGCCTGATTATTGTGGCTGTGTAGTTTGAGAAGTGTTTTCTTCCAGGTATTTTCACTTTGAGGAAGTAAAGGATGTTCAGGCATTACATATTTTTCTTTGATTAGGTCGATAGGATTTAGGAGATGAACGGATTTGACGAAGGTTTTGCAGAGTTCAGATGCAGCAGAGTCTTCTGTTTTGCGAGTAACATTCCACATTTTTGCATTTGTTTCATCTTGAGAAACCCAGTTATCAATGAAGTATTTTGAAGGGAGTTCAACATTTTTGTGAGAAATAGCGGTTTCAGGAATTTTAAAGATATCTAAGGCGGGGTGATAACGCTGTAAATGGAGATAATCAGAAAAATTATTTCGTTCATTTTCATTAATTTCACGTTCCCTGCAGGGTTGATTTTGAAGTGTTTGTAGAACGGGCTTCATCTTCTTGTTTGAAAGAGTTGTACGTGCGTTTGTACTCCGCACTAATTATTTTTGTTTGCTACAGAATACAAAATGGCACAAGGCGGTGTAAATGTTAACCTCCGGAAGTTCGTAATGAAATCTGTTCCACAGGATGCCGTCGTGGTTTTTATCGGACGTCGTCGTACTGGTAAATCGACCCTCGTTCGTGATTTATTGTTCCACCACCAAGACTTACCTATGGGTTGTGTAATTTCAGGTACTGAAGAGTCAAACGGCTTCTTTAAAAAAATTGTTCCACCAATGTTCATTCACGGTGAGTATAATCCAGTGATTTTAGCTAATTTCGTGAAGCGTCAGAAATTAGTTATGCATCGAATCCAGCAAGATGGCGACAAGGGTATTAAATCAAATATTGACCCCCGTGCATTTTTGATTCTTGATGACTGTATGTACGATGATTCTTGGACTCACGATAAGAATATTCGTTATTTGTTTATGAACGGTCGTTGGTTGAAGGTGTTCTTCATCATTACTATGCAGTTCCCGCTCGGTATTCCTCCTGCTCTTCGTACAAACGTCGATTATGTATTTATTCTGAGAGAGCCATATAAGAATAACAGAGAGCGTCTATATACAAACTATGGTTCTGCTTTCCCGTCATTTGAGTTTTTCTGTCAAATGATGGACCAGTGTACACAGAATTTTGAATGTTTGGTTGTTAATAACAATACACAGAGTAACAAGTTGGAGGATACAATTTTTTGGTATAAAGCTGATATTCACGGCGATTTCAAGTTGGGGGCGCCAGAGTTATGGAGACAGTCTGAGATGTTGGCGCGTATTAAGGAAGAGGAGGATGTTAATATGTTTGACCCACGACAAAGTGCTAAGTTGAAGGGTCCCGCCATTAATGTCCAGAAGAAATATTAATAAATAGCATAAAATAGTAGAAATGGATATGAAATTAAGACATTTAGCTGGATGTACTTTTATGGTATTAGTTATTGCAATGATGATATTTTTAGTAACAGTTCCTGGTATGTCTGAGGGATTTGTGGATGCAGGTCGGTGTGGAGTGGATTTGCCATCGTGCGAGGGAGAGCGCGTACGGTGTATGAATGGGTATTGCAAGTCTGATATTCCTCCAAAGTTACCACCGATATCAGATTTACCAATGACGCCACCGACAAAGTATCCATATGCCTAAGAGGCCATTGAATAATAAAACCTATGCATTTGTCAGAAAATGGCTCGCTCTAAATCAATGGGAATTGGCGCAATGTTCGTCTTACTTGTTGTTGCTGTAATTTTACTTCCAATGGTAGTTTCTTATGTAAGAGGTCTTGAAACTCATTTTGCTATTTCTGGTTTCCAGGATATGACGGCGAGTGGCGGACCATCTGGCCCTTCATCTGCGGATGGGGGAGTTGCAGGTATTCCCGCGATTGGGTCTGCTTCTAAGCTCCCAACTTGGCGCCCCGACCCTAATACCGACTATCTCTGTCGCTCCCCAAACGAAGATGGTCAACCCTGCCCTGAAGGGTACTTCTGTGATGGTACTACCCAGGCCTGCATTCCTACTTATGTAGGTGGACCGGTCCCAACTACTGGTTATTATTCATAAGCACTTTTATAAAAAGTGCCCAAAAAATGTCTCAATCTAACAAAAACTAATTATTTATAATAATGTACTTTTGTTAATCAATCTATTTAGGCTCAACTACCGTATTTTCCTCAACCTTTTCAACGGTGATAGAGGCCTTATCCATCTTACGCTCAAGAGCTAAATCTCCTTTGCCATTAAACATACCACTGAGAGCCTCAGAAGGATTAGCACCACCACCGCCGCCACCAAATACCTGTTTAGCAGGCGCAGAACCCTTAGTACGCTCCTCAAAGTACTTCTCACGATTATCCTCATTCTCCTTGTACTTGCGCATTAGAGTATTGAGTTCGTCTTGAGCATATTCTTGTTCAGTGATTTCGTGAGGTTGAGGGTCCCAAGGAAGCCACTTACCAAGGTCACCAATAAAAATATTGTGATATTTATCCTTGGTCTGGAGCTTCTTGGCCTTGAGTTCAGCCTCTTTAGGATTGCCATAGACACCGCGAACCTTCACGCCGCGTACGGATGTACGGAACTCATTCTTTGCAAAAAACTCATCTTCAAGTTTGACCTTGTTTGTATACATAAAATCATCATAGGCTTCAACAATCTTGGTCTTCTGGATATCTGTACGGGCCTTTTGCACAAAGAGCTGATATTCATTCATTAGACTATCGATATTGAGACGGTTTTTACGGCAGATAGTTGCCTGGTCAAATTGGTCATTCTTTTCAAGCTCCTTGATACGTTCATCAAGCTGGTCGTTAACGTTCTTTACGACATCCACCATATACTTTTCAAGATTTTTAATCTTCCAGTCAACTTCATAGCCTTCAAGGAACTTTTGGAAGAAATAGATATCTTTCTTTTCGAGTACTTTCTCCGGACTTAGGAAGCTTAGTAGTACATAGCGTTGGCCAGGGATTTCAGTATCCTCATCAAGAAAGTCTTCCACTACGGTTGGGGTATTCTTGTCGCTGCTCATTTTCTATATTCCTTGAGTTCCAATGCTTTAAACTCGGTCCAAAAGTCTAATTTTTGGGGTGAGTTTTTTTCTTAAGTGTGAATATAGAAATGATGGGCTACGGTTTTGCTGAAATTGTGAATCGCATAATCAAATATTTAATTGAGGGTCTTGTTATCGCGGCCGCTGCTATCTTCATCCCTAAGAAGGCGCTCCCTCTCGATGAAGTTGCTACCCTCGCGGTCCTCGCTGCGGTCGTCTTCGCCATCCTTGATGCCGTCTCTCCTTCAGTTGGTGTGACTGCCCGTCAGGGTGCTGGCTTCGGTCTCGGCGCCAACCTCGTCGGCTTCCCTCGTATGTAAACAACCTTTAGTATACGAGTACTAAATAATTAATATAGTAATTATTGTAATTACAAATATTAATTAATCATTTGATTTTATACTGTGCGAATATATTCCCAGCCCATATCTTCGCATATTTTCTGCCAGGTCTTATCCTGCAGATAGAGTTTGTCGCGATTTTTGAGGAGAGGAAAGCAACTCAAATATTCATCCATTTCCAAGAGTTCACAAAACTTGTAAAGGATATAGCCATATGATAAAAAGTTTCTACGGCCTTGAGGTCTGTGTTTTTTGAAAGAGGGTTGGATTTCACGGAACATATGGCGTAGTTTTTCTTCATCCTCTCGAGACATAAAAGGTGCATTTTGTCCATTGAGACGATTGATAATATGTGGGATATGTTCATAGTATTTTGAGGCTTTCATCTTTCTAAGAATTTCACGAAGTTTGGTGGGTTTGAGAGAAGACATATTTGTGATGCGTTCTTTTTTGAGTTGAATAAGAATTGAATCATAAATCTCAGCAGGAATCTCAGTACTCTCTTTGGCTTGGAATTGAGCGAGCCATTCATTGAAGTGATTAATCTTTTTGTAGGCATAATAACATACCTCACGAGGAGGGTCCTTATAACTTGGTTTATCACTATCAACTAAAATAAAATCTTGATATCCACACTTTGAACAGGTGAGATTTGCTTCATTTAAACACATAATCATTTCATTGCCACAGGATTCGCAGGTTGTCCAGGGGTCATCATACTCCTCAACGGTGTTTCGTGCCATTGCAGGGTCTTCGAGCTGAAGATAGTCATTAAGAAGCTGGTTTCTCTGAAGGCCCTTTTGAACAGGAGGAACAACTACGGTATTCTTGGTTTCTTGATTCTCTTGTTGTGCAACCTCTTCTAAGATAGCAAGAATCGAGCCAGGTTTGGCTTTAGTTGTATTAAAAGACATACCACCTTTTTGAATTTTGTCCTGCATATCATAATAATTATAGAGGATATCACCTGTTCGAAGGTAATAGTCCATTAAATCTTCATCAGATTCAATGGTTTTAATCTTCTTTTCCAAGACCTCCGCATCTCTTTCTAAACGCCAAATTTCAATATCAGATACGGTTTCGGTAATACGTTTCTTTAGGGTTGAAAGCTCCTGTTTATAGGAATCAAGGTTCTTTTTTTGTTCAAGCATATTCTGAACTTTTTGGCTATGAATAGCATCCAAAGTCGTTCGAGCTTCCGGATTAGAGCGTTTTGAGCTTTTAACTTTAAAAAACGCACTGTCGCTCATTGTTGAAATGTACTTATACGGAGATTGTGAAAAGTTTTTAAACCCTCCGAATTCAAAAAGTATGCGATTTGCCAAAATTTTTTTGTTAATCCAGGATATAGAAAATGACAGGAGGTGGTTTAATGCAACTTGTAGCCTATGGCGCCCAGGATGTTTACCTAACTGGTAACCCTCAAATTACTTTCTTCAAGGTTGTTTACCGCAGACACACCAACTTCGCTATGGAGTCCATTGAAAACCCTTTCAACGGTGCCCCTAACTTCGGCAAGAAGGTGACCTGCACTATCCAACGTAACGGTGACTTAATCTACCGTATGTACCTCCAGGCCACTCTCCCGCAGGTACAGCTCCAGCCTTCTGACGGCTCTGGTGCCCAGTTCCGCTGGCTCAACTGGATTGGCCACAACATCATCGACTACGTCGAAATCGAAATCGGTGGTCAACGCATTGACAAGCACTATGGTGACTGGCTCCACATCTGGAACGAACTCACCCAGGAGCCTGGTAAGCAAGCCGGCTACGCCAAGATGGTTGGTAACGTCCCTGAACTCACCAACCTCCTCTACCAGGGTGGCTCCACTTGCGACAATGACTGCTATGGCGGTGAGCCCCTCACCTCTGAAGTGGTTACCAGCTGCGCCCCGATGTACACCCTCTACATCCCTCTCCAGTTCTGGTTCTGCCGCAACCCTGGTCTTGCCCTCCCTCTCATTGCTCTCCAGTACCACGAGGTTCGTATCAACTTAGAGTTCAACACTCTAAACAACCTCTGCTGGGACTACTCCAACAGCTCTGACCCTCACGCCATCCGCAACCGCGTTGGCCAGTGCGGTCTTGCTGCGGCTTCTCTCTACATCGACTACATCTACCTCGATACTGATGAACGTCGTAAGTTCGCCCAGGTCAGCCACGAGTACCTCATCGATGTGCTCCAGTTCACTGGCGGTGAATCCATCACCAGCTCTGCCAACAAGCTCAAGCTCAACTTCAACCACCCTTGCAAGGAGCTCATCTGGGTTGTGCAGCGTGACAGCTTCGTAAGCTGCGATGATAACATCATCAACCCTTGGAAGGGACAACAGCCTTTCAACTACTCCGACTGGTGGGACCGCTCTGTGCTCGAGTCTGGTTACTCCGTGACTCGCGTGGAGGGTATGGCGGGCAAGAACCCTACCATCACTGCGCTCCTCCAGCTCAACGGCCACGACCGCTTCTCTGTGCGTGACGGTAACTACTTCAACTGGGTGCAGCCTTACCAACACCACACCAACATCCCAGCTGTTGGTATCAACGTGTACAGCTTTGCTCTCCAGCCTGAACAACACCAGCCTTCTGGCACTTGCAACTTGTCTCGTATCGATAACACCACCCTCCTCCTCACCGTGTCTAACAACGCGGTCGGTACCAACCTAAGCTCCACTGTACGCGTGTATGCCACCAACTACAACGTACTCCGCATTATGTCTGGTATGGGTGGTCTTGCCTACAGCAACTAAGCAGTTTGGTTGTTATTTGTATATTTTTACTATAATAACTAAAATACTTAGTATATAAATAAAAAACACTAATAATTTAATACATTTCCTATAGAAAATCTAATAGAAATGTTTTAAAACTATATGCAACTATTCAATATGATATACATCTTTGTTATTCCAGAAAACAACATATGGAGAGGTTCGATGATGACTATAATATGTAGAAAACCCATTATGTGCAAGAATTGAATTATTAAAAATTATACAATTAAAATTATTTATATCATTATATCTACCCATTAATACATCTTGATTCTGCCTATCAATATATTCAGATGATGTTAGACCATATGTCTTAGTAAATGCATATTCAAACATTAAAGGCCCAGTTATATCAAGTGAAGATACACCATAATAATTATTTTCAATTCTGTCAACTGTGGTATCAATTGCAGCTTTCATAAGTGGTTCATTAGGCATACAGGCTGTAAATCCAGGATTAATCCCATCTGTATACATCGCCTTCCCAGTTAATAGTTTAATATTTTCATTTATAATTGCATTGAATGATTTTCGCATAACAAACTTAATATCCATATAGAATCCTCCATTTTTGTAAAGATAACAATATCTCCACAAATCTGCTTTATAGGTACCTGGTTTTAGTTTATTATATGCATTCAAAACTCTTTCATCATAATTATTTTTAATAAACTCTTTTCGTTCTTCTTCATCAAACATAACATAATTGTAATCTGGATGTAGTGTTCTAAGAACTTTTACTGGATAATATAGGTCAGTATTTTCAATTTCTTTTGTATTCCAGGTGTGAATAAGTGTTTTAGGAATATTTGTTCTTGGATTGATAATTTTTCGGTCTGAGAGAGTTATTAATCTAATTGATTCATTTGGAGACTTAATATGAAATTTAGCATTATTAATATATAGTACATAAGGCGAGAAGGAATTATCACGTGTAATTGTTTCTACATTTGCTAAATAATAATCATTGGTTTTTTTAATAATATATGAAATATCTGAATCTGGATAGGTTGTGGTATTTCTTACAAAGTTTAGATAAATAAATTGATTATCTTCAGATTCATAAGTTGTATAAATTCCTTTTGTAGGAAGCTGTAGATTACTTCTTTTGGCCCAAGAACTCATTTAGTTTCAATACAAAATATATTTTAGGCTCCTAATAGAATGGCATTCCGAGCAAGAAAAACACTAAGAAGAAAAAGACTAAAAAGAAAAACAATTAAGAAGTATATGGGTGGAAATCAGTTAATTATTAAGTATGATACTATTCCAATTCAAGGCCAAAAACTTGAAAAGAATAAGACTGTTTCTGCACCAAGTGTAGAATTTTCAAAAACTGGAAAGATGTATACTTTAGTTATGTGGGACCCTGATGTACCTCCACAGATACAGCCAGGTTTTGTGCATTGGTTGGTGACAAACCTACAAAGTCAAAATGATATTCTGAATAATCAGGTTTTAGAGTACAAAGGACCAAATCCCCCTTCAGGAACTCATAGATATTTTTTTGGTCTATTTCAACAACCAGGAACTATTTCTCCTCAACAACCAAATCGTACTCAGTTTAGTATAGATGAGTTTGTAAAAGAAAATAATCTGGAATTAGAATACCAAGTATTTATGAAAGTTGCTGCATAATATTAGCATTTACTTTGAACTTCATAATTGAATCTAATTATAGAAAATAACTTCATTTAAAGACATATTAATAAATATATTAAGTATGGATTTATTAATATGTGTAATAGCTAATGATAATAAACCCAGTTTTGTAGATTATCAATATGAGTGTTTTAAGAAATTTATAAAAGGAAAGTTTGAGTATATTTTATTTGATAATTCTAATAATTCCACAGAATTTAAAAGACACTGTGACTATATTGGTGCTTTTTATGTAAAAGTTCAAGACATTTTGTATCAGGACCTATCAAACTTTATTTTAGATAAAGTATATAATTTAATGAAGTATAGAGGTACTATGTTAATTTGCAATTTAGATATTTTCTTAACTGACCATTTTGAATTAAATAGTAGATTAACCAATACTGATATTTTATCAATAAATAATAGGCATAATATATTTAATCAGAATGATTTTTTAGTTGTAAATCTTAAAAAGCTGAACATATCAGTTGATAGTATAAATGATACGCTCCCAAGTATGTTGCAAGAATACATTAAACAAAGTAATGATTTAGTATTTGAAAATGTTAGTGTAACAGATTCAGATAATTTTAGTGGATGTAAAATATATGAGAAGAAATTTCTGAAATATGATACATCACTAAGTGCCAATGATAAGTTATTTGAATTTTTATGCCAAAAGCTGATTGCTTGGAATATTAATTCTACTAATGAAAATAAATACATTATTTCATTTTCTTTGTATGGTAATAATCCTCGCTATACACATAATGCGATTATGAATGCTTTGTTTGCTCAGAGGATATATAATGGATGGATTTGTAGATTTTATTATGACCATACAGTTCCTTCTAATATTATTGATGTGTTAAAGTCCTTAAAAAATACTGAATTAGTAAGAGTGGATACAGGTAATAGTTCTGCTTCTGCTGAGAAGATGTTTTGGAGATTTTATCCTGCAAGTGAAGAAGATGTTGCGGCAATGATAGTAAGAGATGCAGATGCCTGGATTAGTTTTAGGGAAGCTTTTTTAGTAAAAAAATGGCTTGAAAGTGATAAGATGTTTCATATTGTTAGAGACCACTGTCATCATACCTATAAAATTATGGGTGGAATTTGGGGAATTAAACGTGGCAGATTACCCCAACTTAAAGAGTTATCTGAAAATCAGGCGAAACATATAAAGATGTTTGGCGCTGACCAGGATTTTATGTCAGATAATATCTATCCTTCTATTATCGATTCATCAATGATTCACGTTACAAATGGATATAGTCTTGATAGGATTCTTCCATTTGAAAGGTATCCTAAACTCTTAGAATATATACCAGGAATTGATATTGAGCAAACAAATGAAGCAAATGCATTATTTTGTAATAAATGTAATAAAGTACATCCTTTTTTTATTGGTATACAACTATTTAATCTTCATACAGCTACAAAGGAACTACTGTCAAAATATGGATTATAATTTACTATTTTTAAGTGTATCAAATATTTATGAAAGTTGGTGCGGAATAGTTTATATAATA